GCAAGATATTCCGCCGCAATGCCGTCGACAAGATGGTTTCCTATTTTTTTCCGATCTCCGGCCGTCGGCGAATGCAGGCCCGCATTGCCCCCTGGATATGGTCGATTCGTGGTCTGGCGCCTCAAAATCACGCCGCTCCCTGCGCAGCTGGATCTCCGGCTCTGGTGATGCCGATACCGATACCCTGCCGGATCTGCCGGAACTGCGGGCCAGGTCACATGATCTGCTGCGCGATAATCCTGTCGCCAACGGCATTGTCAACGTCAATGTCACCAGCATAGTAGGCTCAGGCCTCATGCTGCGGTCGCAGGTCAACCGCTCGGTTCTCGGCCTGGACAAGGCCGCGGCAACCGCTTGGCAACGCCAGACGGAAGCCGAATGGCGGCTGTTCTCCGGCAAGAATCTTGATATCGAACGCACCCTGAATTTTTTCGAGATCCAGGACCTGGCCATGCGCTCCACGCTGGAATCAGGGGATGTTTTTATCGGCACTCCCTCGGCACGCCTGACCGGGATGCCGTATGCCACGCGGCTGCAGCTGGTCGAGGCGGATCGGGTCTGCAATAAGGATTATGTCCAGGACACCGAGCTGCTCACCGGCGGCATCGAGAAAGATGCCGCCGGCGCTCCTCTCTATTACCACGTCATGAACGGCCACCCGGGCGATCCGCGCACGGTAATCAAGGGCTGGAAAAAAATCCGCGTTTTCGGGCAAAAAACCGGCCGCCGCCGCATGCTCCATCTCTATTTTAAGCGCCGAGTCGGCCTATCCCGCGGGGTGCCGATTCTGGCCCCAGTGATCGAGGAAATCAAGCAGCTGGGCCGATACAATGAATCGGAAATCGAGCGGGCCGTGGTCAGCTCATTTTTTACTGCATTTATCAAAACTCTTGATACCTCCGGGATGGATCCAATGGAGATGATCGACGGGACAACGCCGCCGGCCGATCCGAAAACTACAAGATGGCCGCCGGCGCTATCCTGGACCTGGCTCCCGGAGAGGATGTCGAATTCGCCGATCCGACCGCTCCCAACCCGGCCGCCGAGAAATTCATCCAGATAATGCTGACCCAGATCGGCATGGCCGTGGAGTTGCCCTATGAGGTCCTGGCGAAAAGATTTCATTCTTCGTATTCGGCCAGCAAGGCCGCCCTACTGGAGGCATGGCGCTATTTCATGGGCCGCCGCGCCTGGCTGACGGATAATCTCTGCCGGCCGGTATACGAATTATTCCTCGATGAGGCGGTGGCACTCGGCCGCATATCCGCGCCAGGCTACCTGACCGGCGACCCTATTATCAGGGCCGCTTGGCTGGGGTCCGAGTGGGTGGGACCGGCCCGCGGCGATATCGACGAGGTAAAACAGGCCACCGCCGCCGGCAAACGTATTGACCTGGGCCTGTCGACCAGGGCCAGGGAAACCGCGGCCATCAGCGGAGCGGATTGGGACAATGAGCATGAGCAGCAGGTAGCTGAACACCAGCGCCGGCTTGATGACGGCCTGGAAGCGCCGGCCGCGACAACCACTTGATCGGAGATAGATTATGCCGAAGGAAATCAGACAATGGTATCGATTCGAAAACCGCAGTAAGACCACGGCCGAGATCTATATCTATGACACTATCGGCGAGGATTTCTGGGGAGCCGGCGTCAGCGCAAAGTCGTTTATCCGGGAACTTAACGACCTGGAAAACTCCGTCGATACAATCCAGCTGCATATCAACAGTCCGGGTGGCGCGGTTTTCGACGGCAATGCTATCTATAACGCCCTGCGCAATCACGACGCACGGATCGAGGTTACTATCGACGGCATTGCCGCTTCGATCGCTTCGGTAATTGCCATGGCCGGGAATATTATATCCATGCCGGAAAACGCCATGATGATGATCCATGATCCGGCGGGATTTGCGATCGGCACGGCGGAGGATATGCGCAAGATCGCCGAGGCCCTGGACAAAATCAAGCTGGGGATCATATCGTCATACCGGGAAAAAACAGACCAGAAAGACTCCGTAATCGAAAAAATGATGACGGATGAAACCTGGATGACCGCCGACGAGGCGGTAAACTTGGGATTCGCCGACAACAAGACCGAGCCGGTTCGTTTCCAGGCCAACTTCGATTTACTGACAAAATTCAACAATACCCCGGGGCGCCTGCTTGCCGCAGCCGTCCATCCACAAAACAATACAGGAGGACCATCGATGCCGACCCCTACCAACACCCCCCCGGAGATCACTATTGATCTGATCCGGGCGGAACATCAAGATATCATTAATGTAATCGCCGATGAGGCAGCGGCCGCGGCGCGAACTGAAGGCGCCACCGCCGAGCTGCGGCGTATCCAGGACGTCCAGGACCAGCTGATTCCCGGCCACGAGAATCTCATCAACACATTGATGTGGGACGGGGAGACCACCGGACCCCAGGCCGCGGTCAAGATCCTGGCCGCGGAAAAAGCATTGCGGATGCAAACTCTGGAAAATATTAACCAGGACGGCACCCCGTAGTGCCGCCGGTCAAGCCGGCGGACGGCGGTACCGCCCCGGCCTCCTCGGCCCCGATTGAAGACCGAGCAAAATTCGAATGGGAAAATTCCGCCGATATCCGTAAGGAGTTCGGTAAATATTCGACATTCCTGGCGTATCGTAGCGCCGAGGATGAAAACCGCGAAGAAAAGTAAATAACGATCCGGCAAATTTAGCCAAGCACGAAAACCAGGAGGATCAGTAATGACCACGTTAGCCAAGGACCAGCCCCGCGATTTTTACGAGGGCAAATTTTCAGAAATTCCGGTCATTGCGACCGATATAATTTACCAGGGCGCCGCTGTCGGTATCGAGGTTGGTTCCGGACATGCCAGGCCGCTGGTAGCCGGTGATGCCTTCATCGGTTTCGCCGAGCTGCAGGTGGATAATGCCGCCGGCGTCGACGCGGCAAAAAGCGTTCGGGTTCGGAAAAACGGCATGATACAGTTACCGATTGCCGCATTGGCTATCACCGATATCGGCAAGGATGTCTATGCAAGTGACGATGACACCTTCACCCTGACGGCATCCGGCAATACCAGGGTGGGCCATGTCCAGCGTTTTGTCTCGGCAGGGATCGGGATCGTGGCGTTCAATACGGTTTCCGGAGTCGAGGCGGCTTTGACCGATTCCACTGGCGGTACTGTCTCGGATGTCATCGCCGATTTCGTCGGCATTGACGTGGCTGCAGCTGGACCGGCTGATGTTGCGCTGATATCCGAGGTCGAGAACGCCGTCGCGTCCCTGGCGGCAAAAATCAACTACCTGATCGGTAGACTTAATAATTAAGCCCGCGGCCAGCCCCGGCAGGTCCGGAACATCAACTATCTGATTGGTAGATTTAATAATAAAGGAGATGTTGTAATGATCACTGAAAGAGCAGTACTGGGGATGTTTTACGAACGCCTCATGCAGGACACGGCGGCGAGCTGGATTGATGCGATCTGTACGCCTATTATTGATTCGGATCAGGATAGCGAGGAATATGCCTGGCTCGGTATGGTTCCGCAGCTCACGGAAAAAAAGGGCGAGAAAAAATTCTCCCAACTCCGTGAGACCGACTGGATAGTCGATAATGTCGAATATCAGGGCGGTATCGTCTTACCCAAAAAACATATCCTCTATGACAAAACAGGGCAGGTTCGGGTTCGGGTCAACGAGATGGCAGACCGCGCCAGAGCGCAATGGTATTCCCTGATCGCACCATTGATAGTCAACGGCCCGGCGGCTCTATGTTATGATGGCCAGTATTTTTTTCGATACCGATCATGCCGAGGGCGATTCGGGCACACAGTCGAACGCTATTTCCGTGGATATTTCACTTCTGCCGACCGCCGTCCATGGTTCCGTCACCTCGCCGTCCGCCGCCGAGATGGTCCACTCCATCATGAAGGGCGTCGAGCAGATAATCAGTTTCAAGGATGATCGGGGCGAGTATTGCAATGAGAACCTCACCGAGTTTCTGGTCCTGGTCCCGACGACTCTGCTGATTGAGGCCGCCTCGGCACTCAAGGCCGTCACCATCGACGGTGGCGACACCAACATTTTGTTGCAGCAGGATTCGTTCAATTTCCGGGTCCAGGCATCACCACGCCTGTCAGCCTGGACTGATAGTTTTGCCTTGTTCGCCGCCCAGGGCAACCAGAAACCTATTATCCGCCAGCAGCGGATCCCGAACAATGCCACGCCTGGATTTCCGGTCGGCGGCATGATCTTGGAGACCCTATGGCTCGAGTCTGAGCATTGCAAAAAGCATGACGAATGCCTGGTCTCCCTGGAAACCGAACGGGCCGCCGCCTATGGCGACTGGAAAAAAGCCTGTCGGATCACAATGGTCTGAGTTGGAGGATGGATATGCGCCGATATCGCGTACAAGCTCCGATCACCCTGCATGCCGGGGTGATCGGTATTAACAAGGAAACCGCCGCCGTAAGGTCGCGTTTTCTGGAATCCCGCCAGCAGCGCGGGACATATTTAATTGTCGGCCGGATACAATTCAAGGCCGGCGAAAGAATCCGGCTGGACCCGGCCGCCGCCAAGACTTTCGGCTCGGCCCTAGTCGATATTGATGCCGAAACGGCCGGCTGATGGGCTTCAAACCCCAGCTTGCCGCCGACCTGACGGCGATCATGGATGAGGATATATTCGCCGAATCTATGGTCATCGATGGCCAGACCGTCAGCGCAATATTCGAGGACCTCGAATTCAAGGATCTCGGACCGGCCTTTGTAGGCGGCCTGGGGCAGGCGCGGCGTCTGTTCGTAATCGCCGGCGGCCTGTCCTCATCGTATGTCCCGGACCAGCTGTTGACGCTGGACGGTATAATTTGGACCGTGGCCGATATCGTCAACGAGAACGGACTGCTGGTGATCGATCTCTACAGGAACGCATCATGAGCCTGAACCTGGACGTGCAATTTGATAAGGCTATTGAAGACGCCCTGATCGCCGGCTTGGTAGCCATGCCGCGGCGGATAAAATTTGCTCGCGCCCGGGCCCTACGCAAGACCGGCATTTTCGTTCGCAAGCAGATCCGCCGGGAAGCGGCCAAGGCCCTGAATATGCCGCAAAAAGCAATTTCAGACCGGTTTTTCCTCTCCAGGATCAGGCCCGATGATGATACCGCTCGCCTCTATATCGGCACTTGGAATGTGGACCCACGCTCTCTCGGCACCCCGGCCCAGACCGCGTTGGAGGTACAGGTCGGCAGGAGATTTTATCGCGGTGCATTCCTGGCGGCAATCTACAGTGGCCAGGAAAAAGTGTGGATCCGCCGCAAATCAAAATACTACAGCGCGGCTCTCTATCCAGTCCGTAAGAGGATCTCGCCGCGCACCGGCGGAATGCCGGCGGAGCTGCGCAACCGGTTCCCGGTAATCCGAGCGGCCGTGCCGATAGATGCCGTCCTGGCCAAGGTGGTACGGCGGGATGAGGGGGAAATATCCTCCCGGTTTCGCAAGGTATTGCTGCAAGAAATCAATTATGAGGTCAACGTCAGGATGAAAAAATGACGGCCATGACAGGACTTCTAGATCTCGTAATTACGCGCCTGGCGGAGCTGACCGCCGGTCAGCAGTTTTACGATCCGGCGCTGCAGGCCCAGGGTGATCCGCGGCTGTACAAGTGGGCGCTGCCGCCCAAGCGCACAGACGCCGCCGCCGGCCAGGATTTTCCGTTCATCGTCGCCCGGATCAGATCCGGCCGATCTGATCAGCACCGCGATAGCATCATTGTCCGCCTGTATTGCGGCCTGCGCACAGATGGCGACGAAGCCGCCGGCAATGCTGATATCCAGCGGCTGGCCGACTTGCTGCTGCCGATCACCTCCTCCAGATCCTGGCCGCCAATACAGCCTGGCCCTGCCGCTGGACTGGTTTTTCGGCGACCCCGAACATGGGGTGCAGCCGCACCCCGATTATTTTCTGACCATGGACCTGATATTCCAGGCCCATGCAACCGCAACCAAGAGGAGATAAATCATGGAAGGATTTTTAGGCACCGGTGATCTCTACATGGACCGCCTTACCGCCGCCGGCGTCGCCCAGGGTTTGACCCTGCTCGGCAATGCCACAAAATTTGAGTTGCAGGCCCTGGCCGAGAGCAAGGACCTGGTTTCCCGAAAACGTGACACGGCCGGGCAGAACCTGGCTTCGGTCACCAGGGGCCAGCCGGCCACCATCACCATCACCCTTAACGAATACGACAAGGATATTCTGGCCGCCGCATTTCTCGGCGACGCCGTCACCCAGTCAGGCGCCGGCGGTACGGTGACCGACGAGGTGATCACCGCGATCGCCGACAAATACGTAGAGATGGCGCACCGTGACATCAGCGCGGTAACGGTCAGCCGCAAGGCCGGAGACGATGCCGCCGCCTGGGCCGCCGCCACCGTGTATGCCCTGGATGCATATGTGATCCCGACAAGCGCCAACGCGCACATGTACAAATGTACAGTCCCCGGCACCAGCGATGCAACAACCGAACCGGCGTCCTGGCCGATAGACGGCAGCACCGTGGTGGACGGTACCGTCACCTGGCAGGACATGGGGCTGATCATCGCCGTGCTTGATACCGACTACCAGCTCCAGGACCGCCTGGGCATGATCAAATCCCTGTCGACCGGCTCGATCGAGGACGGCGAGCAGCTAAATATCGACTACACCTGGGCCGCCCAAGACGGCTACGATATCAGCGTGGCCTCTACCCCGCTGGTAAAATGCCGGTTTATGCTGGACGGAAAAAATGATGTCAACGGCAAAAAATGCATCGTCAATGTCCGCGAGGCTAATGTTAAACCGTCCGGTCCGATCGATTTCCTCGGCGAGGATTATGCCGAACTGACCCTCGAGGGCACCATGATCACCCCGAGCGGCCAGACCTCGCCGGCCACCATCGATTATCACGAGTAAGGAATGGAATATGAGACGAAAAAAAGAAGACAGTTTGGCCCGTAGGCCGGACCGGATAGAGATCACGCTGCTGCAGGATCATACCCATGCCGGCCGCGATTGCCGATCCGGCGACAAAATCATTGTCCGGACGCGCCAGGCCGAAAATCTCAGGGCCGCGGGGGTGATAAAATGACGCCGGCGGAGATCTGCGACTTTAATGGCCGCGAGGTAACCGTCCGGGAGTTGACCCTGGGCCAGGTAATCACTCTGCTGCGGTCGGCGGATGAGGCCGCACCGATCTCGGTTGATCTGCTTCTGGATCTTCCGGGCGCGGGGGCCGTCATGATGGCCGCCACCGGCCTGAGCGAAAAGGAGCTGGAAGCGGCGACGCCGTCGGATGCAGCCACGCTGCTGGCCGAGGTGACCAGGTTAAACCCTCACTATGCCGCGGCGGCAAACCGGCTGAAAGAAGAGATGGAAAAGCTCCGGGCCATGCTGCCGGAGACCTTGAGCGGCTTGGCTGCCGGCTCATCCTCCGCGGCTGCCATGGAATTTGGGATTGGCCATTCGGCCGGGTGATGATCATGGTCCACGATTATCCCGAGAAAAACTAAATGTCGGATACAAAAATCCGCATACCATTCAGCCGCGGCCAAGGGTCTGCATGGCAC